ATTTCCTAAGATATACCTTTATCACAAAGTTCTTTATTATTTTTAAAAGGGCAGAATTTACAACTATTAAGATTAGGATTTGGTTCATGAGTTATATCTTTATAAGAACCATTTGTAGTAAATACACCTTCTATAAAACTTGTCACTGCATTTACTGCTTTATTCATTTTTACCTTACCTGATGCTGGAGTAAATTCTTGTATTCTGGATAATGGGTATGGTGAGTTTTCCCATAGCTTCCGCTTAACAATAAAGAACTCAATATCAATTTTATCAACTTCAACTCCAAACTGTTTAGCAAAGAAATGTTTATAAAGGATTAATTGGAATTGTTTTGTCTCATCTTTTTTCTCATAATCACTCCAACCCTTAGTAGATGTTTTAATATCTAAAATTTTAAAACTATTAGTTGGTTCATGATATAAAACAACATCTAAATAACCTTTATATAAAACATTATTAAATTGTGGTAATGGAGTTAAAACAATAGGAACCTCACAACCAACTAAATACCATCCTCGCTTGCCAAAATGACCACCCCTGTTTTTCTTTACAACTTTAATAATTTCAAGTCCATCTTCAAAAAATTCCTTCATTTGGACAGGGTCACTAAAGTGTACTTTTTTATTTGATTTATAATCTTTTAAATATGTTTCTCTAAAACGTTCCTCAAAATAAGCATCTAGGTCAATCCGGTCAGCTTCAGCACCACTAACCGCATATATAGTGGTTATATAATGCTGTAATGTCTCATGCAACGCAGTCCCAAATGTCATATGAATTGACGATTCAGACGTGTAATGGCCGTCCTTATATTGTAAAGACCATTTACGTGGGCAGTTAGTATACATTGAAAGTTGACTATACGAGATCGATTTTTGAGTCGCATAATTAACCTCATTAATAGGTTGGTTTTGTATCTGCTTTATAATAGCAGGTATTTTTTTCTTCTTAGCCACCTAAGATTTTCTTAAGTTTTTCTAAATAAAGAATACCATCCATAAGTTCTTCTTGGGCATGACGAATCCACTCTAAAGTTGATAAATCTTGTCTGTCTAAGGTATGTCCATATTTGTCTTTACCTTTAGCTGCTCTTGAAATAAAACTATCAACAATAGAATCTACTACTGTATCTGTTTTTAAAATGGTTCTTGTTTCAGGATGTTCTCCTCTAATTCCTAGATCGCTGTTTTTTGTCATTTGACTTCTTTTAATAACCGTTTTATCTCTTTTTCATCAACTCCTGATTTTTCAAGGATTTGTTCTACTCCAGATTTTTTTAATAACTCAATATATTCCTCCGCCTCACCTAATGATATTGTAAAATGATCAGCAATGTGATGTAACAATTGTTCGTTGGTTTTCTTACGTGATCCCTTCACGTATTTGAGGAAGACATTTTTCTTAGGTAACATATGGCAGTAATATTTATAGGTTTTTTCTTTTTCGGGATATGGTATCCTTTGGCCATAATTAGCAACCTCAGTATACTCCTCATACATACTAACAAACCGACAAATCATATAAGAATTAAATGAATTTTGCTGGTCTTCTGTAAAAGAGGACCAAGCTGATTTCGTTGTTGTTATCTCTTTAAGCCAATCAAATATTGTCATCTATTAATCCATTGAATGGTCTGATGAATGCATTGATGAATCATCTTCAAATTCAGCTCTTAATTCTTTAGGAAGCAATTCTACTAATACTTTTCCTGTAACTACATCATAAAATACAGGTACTGGAATAACTCCATCTTCTGATGTACCTGATATAAAACGAGATACTCTACGTAAAATAACTCCTTCTGAAAATACTTGATTACCTTCAGGTGAGGTAATTGCTTGGGTGTTTTTGATGTCAATGTTGACATTCATCTGTGGTTTATTGCTCATTGTTTTCTTTTTTATGTTTTTTCCAATCTAAATAAAATCCGGTAGCAACTAATATGTTCATACCAAAAGATGCTATTATTTCTTTAAAATCATCATATACATTCATAGTTAAATGAATATGTCCTACTGCCCAAAATGGTATAGATAAATTACTAGCTATCCACATTATGAAAAATAGGATAAATTTTCTCATATTACTTATATTCCCAAATATACGACTGAGAGGTGTATTTTCCAAGTTTATCTTTATCTCTTTTACGGAGAATATTTTTAACATTAAATCTACAACAATTATTTATAGCTGTATAGTTTAAATTTAGTTCTTGGGATGCTTGTTTTCCACTATTCCATTCTTTAATTATATTACCTTCTAAATCCTTTTGGAGAACTTTTCTACCAAAAGATTCTGTTGAAGATTTACTTAAATTTTTCTTCCATTCTTCTGTTTTAGAATGCCCCATCATAGCATCACTGATGTTTTGTTTGTGTTCTTTACTTAAAGGGATATCTTTATGTGCCATAGACATTTTTTGTCTTGTTTCTTCAGTAATTGGAGTGTGTTTTTTCCCTTCCCAGGCACCAAAAGCTTTATTAGTTCTATTATAAAAAGTTTTATTGTTTTTCGCATCATAAAAATTTAACCAATATTCTTCTCGCTTCCATAATTCTTCTTTATTATTACAGACCTCTAAAATAGTTTTTTTAAAGTTTTCAATACCATATTTCTCAATAGCTTTTTTTAGGTCTAAACCACTTCCTAAATATTTTGGATTATTTTGCGCATCTTTTCCTAAATATTTTTTACCGTTTATTTTATTTATAGTTAAATATATTACCATAATGAATTATTTCTTTATCTATTATAAATATTATCAAAATTGATAAAGAAACAATCTTTTATAGAATTCTTTTTGGGAGAATCAAAGATAAAATCCTACTGATAAGCGCAGCACAGTTTATTTCTTTATCAATTCTAAAATTAGAATGATATTGATACTCTTCAATATAAATTACTACTTCACCCACACTTAATGGAGCATATTTTTCTACATTATCATATAGAAACCTAAACATGTCCTCAAAATCACCCACATTTGAATCAGCAATTATTTGTCTAATGTTATTAAACGATTTAACTGTTGGTTTACATAATTCTGTGAGCACCTTGTTTTTGTAACTATTAGACACTAATATACTCTTATCTACAACTATTTCATCACCGTTAACACTCATTTGTAGTGTGTTAAGCATTTTACGAATATCAGGATAATGTTGATTAATAACTGATTTTAAATCATCAGCACTACAATCAATTTCCTCCTGTTTAAAAACATTCATAATATGATAAGCAATCTCTTGTTTTGATGGAGGTACAATTTTTAATACCTGACAACGAGATTGTAAAGGATCAATTACACGTTCAATGTAATTACAAGTTAAAATGAAACGAGTTGACCTTGAAAATGTTTCAATAATATTACGAAGCGTGGCTTGACCCTGGATTGTAATATAATCTGCTTCATCTAAGATAACTACTTTAAATGGTTTGAATGAAGCAACAGAGGCAAAACCTTTAACTTTTTCCCTAATTGTATCAATTCCATTTTCATCACTTGCATTAATATAAATGAAATCACAATCTAAATTATTAACAATAAGTTTTGCTAATGTAGTTTTTCCTGTTCCTGGTGTGCCATAAAATAGGAAATTTTGAATATCATTTTGTTTTAAGTAATGACCAATTGTTTGTTTAATACTTTCATTACCAACATAGTCATCAAGTGTTTGACTGCGATATTTTTCAACCCATAAAGTGTGTTCTCTTCTTATCATAACTTATTCTACAATATAGTCTCCGTATATTGAATATTTTTTAGGTTCGGGTTCTTTAATTTCAATTTCATCAGTTAATATAGCATAAAGTTTACCCTCAACCAAATTTAATCTAAATGATTTTGGTTTAACCATAGCCACATTATAATAAGCTTCTAAAGCATCAGTTAATGAAATTTGGGTTTTATCAACTCCATATACTTCCCATGTATCTCCTTTACCTTTTACTCTATTAGCAATTTCAATATTTTTTTCTATAACCTCTTTTTTTCTCATAACTTAATTTGTTCAACAAGATAAGGCAGTAGGTCCTTGTAATCATAATTAAGTATCCCAATTCCGGAATATTCTAGCCCAACATATAATCTGTTAGTGCTTGGCACAAAATGGAAATTTTTTATTTTATATGTAATTTCCTTAATTTGAACTGTTTTGCCAATTAGACCTACTGCATCTCTCATAAATATAATTTTACATCATTCCCATCATACCTCCAAGCCCATCATCACCTTTCTTTTCTTCTGGCTTGTCAACTACAACTGCTTCTGTTAATAAAATAGTTCCAGCTACTGATGCTGCATTTTCAAGTGCTATACGAGTTACTTTAGCTGGATCAATAATTCCTGCTTCTTTCATATTAACAAAATCTTCAGTTTTTAAATCCCAACCTTCCCAATAATCACCACCTGTTACAGAATTAATAGCAT